TTATTGGAAATAAGTATCTTATCTCCATACTTTTCAATATCATAGTCGCCTAAGTATTTAGTAAGGTAAATTGTTTCCGCCCAAGAATTGACATCGTAGGACTCTGTAACTGACTTATTAATATCTTCAGTTTTACCAAAATCAACAACTTCTAGTTTTAGATCTCCACTGAATTTTTTCTTAAATGTAATGCTGTCCTGCAACATTTCAATACTGTCCAAGTAGCTTTTGTTAAAAAAGTTCTTGTAGTTTTCCATGTTGTTTTCGTTTACTTTGATATCGTAAGCATCATTGTCTAATGGTACTGTGTTTGTAACTGACTCAACACTTACATCATTGCTTTTGAAACTCTTGTAATATCTAAAACGCATTTTGTCTAAGTCAGCTAGTTTTTGAACACCATCTACAACTTCTACAACCTGCTCTGGACATTCCTTGCAACGTTCCATTTCAACAAATACTTTATATGTACCATCTGGTTGTTCACCTGATGTAACATCAGCATCTAATACAAAAGGATAACCTTTTTCTATAAAGTTCATTAAGTCGTTTGCTGATTCTTTAGTTCTAGCTGAAAAGCTCATTACAACTATGTTTTTATCGTCACCCATTTTTGATTTGAATGAGTCAACTTCAAATACATCGTAAACTAGTTCTTTAAGATCACCTGTTTGTAATCCCATTATACTGCTCCGCCTTCTGCACTTACTTCTGCATCTTGTGGAACATCATCTACTGCTGGTTGTGTTGATGCTGTTGCTGGTTCTTTTACAAAATCTGTTTGTTCTTTGTAACCACTGTATATATTAAGTATTAAATCCTTAGGCATTGTAATTTCTACTACCCAAATAGGGTGTCTGTCTAGTTTACCCTTCTTAGTCATTGGTCTGATATCGTCTGGTTTACGTATCTTGCGTGGTTTAATTACTGAAGTCTTTTTGTATGATACTTTACAGTCGTAATCTAGTAGTCTTTTGCCACCCATAGGATCTGGCATCTTATCCATAGGCCACATAAATTCACATGATACCCAATGGCGTTCTATATTAGGGCCTGATACTAATTCACCATCTTCCCAGTTTTCGTAAACATATAGATCTAATTCATCTAAAACACGTTCGAAGTCTTTTAATATACTAAAAGCGGTATCGCTTTCGTATATACTTTCCACGTTTTTAACTATGTCCATTACATCATGCATCTGCTTTCACCTATACCTTATACACTTATTTATCCGGTTTACAAACATAAGTGAGCAGTTATGTCTGCTCCGTGACCTGATAAGTATTAACATAGACGCACTAAAAAGTTGTGTGTTTGCAACTTTAAGGTGCCTTTATAGTAGATTAACTCATAAAGGAGATACTTAATGGGTGCAAAACGTGCCAAAAGGCGTTACGAACAGCAACGTTCGAATATTATTAACTTCAACACACATCAATCAAAACAAGTACAAATACTACCCAGAAATAAAAATCAAGAAACATATATGCTAAAACTGTTAGACCCGAGAAAAGACATAGTCTTTGGTATTGGTCCAGCGGGAACCGGTAAGACCCTACTTGCGGTCCAGGTGGCTATTAAGAATTTTAAGGACGGATTGGTTGATAAAATTATTATAACTAGACCAGCTGTGTCAGTTGATGAAGATCTAGGGTTTTTACCAGGAACTATGGAAGATAAAATGGCTCCTTGGACAAGACCTATCTTTGATGTATTCAAAGAATACTACTCTGCAAGAGAAGTAGAAGGTATGATTCAAGATGGCATAGTGGAGATTGCTCCATTGTCATATATGCGAGGACGAACATTTAAGAAAGCATTCATTGTAGCAGATGAAATGCAAAATGCAACTCCAAGTCAAATGAAAATGTTGTTAACTAGAATAGGTGAAAAATCCTATATGGTTGTAACAGGAGATTTGATGCAGGCAGATAGGCAATCAGACAATGGTCTTTTAGAATTTGTCAAAAAACTAGAGGGACACAGAGAAACTTCATGTATTGATATTGTAAGATTTCAACATAGTGATATTGAAAGACACAAAGCAGTTAGTGAAGTTTTAGATATTTACGGAGACTAGGATTCATCGCCAGGAAGGTCTGTGTCGTGTGAATCCACAACATAGGTTTTCTTGGCGTGTTGCCACTTAGACCAACCGTTAAATGTAATCTTATTAGTTTGAATAATAGCATTGTGCCTATCAACGGCAGTTTTGCTTAATGCACTTGTACGTGCAGTTACTTTTTCACGTTTAATAGGTATCACTTGTACTAGTGGTTCACCTAATTTAATCCTTGTAATCTTCTTTTCAAGTAACATGATGTTAATAGGACTTATCAAAGCACCTAAGTCATGATCAATCATACCTGGAATAGCTTCGTAGTTTCTACCTTCAAAGAAAAACATAGGCAAGTATAGTAAACTCCAGTCCTTAGGTTGCCATATCTTCCAAGGACAATCTAATTTTACTGCTGACTTAACACCAAACTTCTGCATAACAGAACTTACTTCATTGTGTACTTGATCTGCTGGGTGGAATGCACTATTATATTCAGGATCAGAATATCTAGTTTCAACCATCACACCGTCTTGACTAGGAATAATCTCCATATCGCACCAAGCCGGAATAACAAAGCCTGTTTTCATATAGTCGCCTATACCTGGACAAGCCTTTACAGTTTGTTCGCTGTCTATCTTATGCTTTTGTTTATCAGTAAAGGTAGGCATTTGTTTCCAAGGGCCTGGCATAAATTCTGAAGCAGGTCTAATGGGTGCATATTTACGTACAGCCCAATTCTCTGTTTCAAAATTTACTACTGGTTTTTCTTTTTTACTAAACATCTATATTATTCATTAATGGAAATATTTCTGCAATAACTTTGGCACAGGCATGAGCTATTTCCATGTGTTCTTTTTGTGTACCATTGGCACCACGTAGCTCAATATAGTGTACCCAACTTCTTAAAGTACCATTCATATATAATTTAGTCTTAGTCAAGCCTTCAGGTAGTACGACTCTGGCTTGTTCTTTGGCAATACCATTACTGATTGCCCAATCGTATGCTTCTTTGGACATTTTGATAACTTCTTTTTGCATATGACCCCAATCCATTTCTAGTTGTTGATCATATACTTCAATTGAGTTTTGCCTATTCTTTGTATCCTGTAGTCTTGGTTCTCTATATGTGAATGCTTCTTCCATGTCTTGTGGATTTGCGTAACGTTGACTAAACTCTTGGAAACTAAAACTTCTATGACGTACTATTTGGTGTGCAATATCTCTTGTTGTTTCTATTTCTAAACAAGCACTTACCATTTCTAATGGTGACCAATGCTTATGTTTTACTAGATACTTAATTAATTTTTCACTAGTTTCCTTATTCATTTGATTGCTAGGATTACTTACCCTAGCACAGTAGGCAATTAGTTCTTGCAAGTCGCTTAAATCAGTATTGTCAGGCGCCTTGCTATAAGAGATTAATTTTACTTGCATTTTATTATCCTGTTCTGTATATAATGTGTACACCGAATGGTGATACTATAGGGTGTGGTCCCATTTCGCCTTTAGGAATACTTTGACAAGCCATTGAAAATTCTACGACCATGTCCTCAGGTTCAAACCAACCTAAATCTCCACCTGATCTCTTGCCACTTGGACAAGCACTATTTTCTTTTGCGGCGATCTCAAAAGAATACTTACCATCTTGAATATCTTTTTGCACACGGTTAGCTTCGTTCATAGCAAAGGCAATACCTCTGCTGTGTGTACTGTTTGTTGCACCGGCATAAGAAAAAAGAATATGTGATGCTCTCATTTTCATAGTTTAATCTCCCTTACCTGGTTCTTCGGACATAGTAACATCTACGACCGGAATCTTATCAGCCAACACATCTTCATCTCTTTTCTGTGTTATTTGTGGCCATATATTACTATATTTACTATTCCATTCCATCCATGTGCCATCATCTGAGCCTTGTTCTATAATAGCATCTACAGGACACTCTGGTACGCAAACACCACAGTCAATACATTCATCTGGATTAATTACGAGCATATTTTTACCTTCGTAAAAACAGTCCACTGGACAAACTTCAACGCAATCCATGTGTTTACAATTTACACATTTATCATTTACTAGGTACGTCATGTTACACTATCCAGTTATATATACCCCTCAAAGCTAGTAACAGATAAAACAACTCCATTAAAGCACGAGGTACGTCTTTATCTTTTATACCCATATATATCCAAATTGCACAACTGAAACAAGCAATAAGCCAACCTATCCATTGTACACTAGGATCACCGCCGCTTAAAATAAAGGCACCTACCATTGCTAGTACAAAGCCTAGCCATCTCCAACCATCAATCTTATGATAGTATCGGATCTTCACTTTCAGACTCCTGTATCCATGTGGTTAAGATATACTTGTTTGTATTTCCAATTGGTGGATTACCTCTGTGTGTATGAGACCAATCAGCTGGCCATAATAATAATCTATTTTTCTTTGGTGCAAATCTTTTATTTTGATATAAGAATTCTGTTTCACCTGCTTCGTCAATGTCATTTAAATACAGTTGTGCTACAACTCGTCTATCGTTGTTAGTACCACCAGTTTCGAAATGCCAATCATGAAATCCACCACCTGGCTTAATACGTTTCATTTTTAGTCCGTCAGCACTCATGCGTGTATTTTTTAATATGCTAAATTTATTTGTATATATAGGCCAGACAGTTTCCCATAGTACTCTGTAAAACTCTTGTAAAAATACTCCACGAACTTGATGTACTATATGCGGTTCTATAAACTGTACTTCGTCCATATCTCGTTCATGTCCTGGAACAAAGTCTTTAGTAGATTGTATAAAGCCTGTTTTATCTAGTTCTTCAAAATACTTTATGATATCTGTTATATAATTTTCAGGAAGGACGTTATCAAAAATGCCTACAAACCCGTCGAACTTGGTATCCATTTATAACCTTGCTAGTTTAATTAATGTCGCCGCTAAATTGATCTCTGGATCTACGACTAGTGTGTGATCTACTAGTCCTTGTTTGATTATGATAACTGCCTTGTCCTGCGTTTCTTCGTCACCAAACAGATCAATGTTATCATATAGCCATCTGTAAACTTCTTCCATCTCTTCTGCTCTAGCACTTGCACAAACAAGTTTACGAGCTTCACTGATCTTACCTGCTTTAAACAGTTCGACCATTTCAAGTTTCCAGTCAGCTTCATTCTTATCGCTTTCATTGGGTGCAAGTAGTTTACCATCTTGCGAATTCATTTGTACTGTATTAATACATTTACGTAAATCAGGATAACTTGCTTTTACATACGTGTCTAGTGTATTCAAGTCTGGAGTAACACCTTCTGCAATAAGTATCTCTGCCACCCTTGCAGTAAACTCATTCATATCTACTTTAGCAATATGAAAACCTTGACAACGACTGTGCAAAGCAGGGATAATACGGTTGGGGTAATTGCAAGTAAGAATAAACCTTGAAGTGGTGTGATATTCTTCCATAACTCCACGTAACGCCGCCTGAGCATTAGGGGATAAGTAATCAGCTTCATCAAGTAGTACAACTTTAAATGCTCCAAATGGAATCATCTGTACAAAGTTAACAATTTTATCTCTTACATCATCAACACTATTTGTACGAGATGCGTTTATCTCTAATACATCTAAATCATTAATTTCTAATTCGTTGAACAATAATTTTGCAAGTGTAGTCTTACCTATACCTGCATTACCGCTGAACAATAAATGTGGAATAGTTTGTTCCTTGATCCACTGTTTAACCTGTGCTTTCTGATGTTCATCTCTAAACACATAACCGTCAACAGTCTTAGGACGATATTTTTCTACCCATAATTCTTTCATCCACTAAACCTTTCAATTATTGCAATCACTGTGTGATAGCCGAAATATAAAAATACCATAGTAACACAGAACTTCAAGAACTTGTTCATTCCGTCATCTGACATTACTTCCCAATGTGGTCTTGTATCTTTTCTATTAAATATTTTCATCTGCCTAAAAACCTCTTTGCCGCATCAATTGGATTACGTAGTCCTTCATATGTCTTATCAATAAAGCCTATATGTTTAGTTAGTTTAGCATCAAGATGGTCAATGCTATCCTGAAGTTTATCAATTTTTTTATTCAATTTCTTGATCTGCTCAAGAACTAATACATCACTTCCGTCCATCAATTATCCTTTGTCTCAAATTACTACTACTAAATGAATGTTGTCTTTTATTATAGTATATTTCTATACCTTTGTCAACACAAATCTGCTTTCCAGTGAAGTCTTTGGTTTTATATTCTTCACCAATAAATCTTTTATCAATATTATAAGTTAAAAGTATATCCTCAAGATCTTTTTCCGTTTCGTATGGAATGATCTCGTCAACATACTTGCAACCTGCTAGTTGAACATAACGTTCAAATACACTTTGGATTGGTTTGTTTTTTTCGGGTCTATCAATTG